GACGAAATAAACGACCGTGACAGCCTTTGCTTACGTTGTGCTACTTCGCCCTATGAAAAACGTTTACTTGCCTCTGTAGACGCTTATAAGAGGAATGAGCTACATTATTTAATTAACATGAGAAGAATAGAGATGTGGCTTATTTGGTCTGAGTTACATGAACCCACTATTCATTAGTGCCTCCCCCCTTGTTTAATTTGTACTAGGGTATAAATTTTACCCCCATACCCGTTTTTTATAAAAAATACCCCTAGGAATCATAGGTATATATATATTATAATATATATAATATATTATATATTATATTATATATAAATAATACTATTAAGTTAGTTATATATATATTATATATATACTATGTCGTTTTGTTTTGTTTTATTTCTACGACAGGCGGGGTGGTAGCTCCTCCCTTCCACCCTGCCACCCCTTAGAGGTGATATATGGCTGAAAGACGCATACCCAGGAAAAAAGGACAGCCCGCTGGCTCTAAAAAGCACAGTGACCTATACACAGATGAAAATCCTAAAGGTACAATAACAGGACTTAAGTTTGCCACTGTTGAAGATGCAAGAGCCTCTGTAAGAAAAATAAAAGCATCAGGTAGAACTCACGCACATAAGACCCAAGCCGCTATAGCTATGGAACAAAGAGCAAGAGTGGCTGGTAAAAAGTCTGCCGCTTCTGTATACAGAAAGTTTATAGAAGAACAAAAAAAGAAGACAAAAAGGAAGAGTAGTTGAAACTATCCTCTGTTGTGCAAGAAAAGATATCTTCTCTTCCCTCTGATAAGAAACAAGAAATAATAGCTCTTCTAAACGAACTTGAAGAAGCAAAAGAAAAAGAACAGTCCAAAGATGACTTCCTGACATTTGTAAAACGTATGTGGCCAGCTTTTATTAGTGGTAGACATCATAAAACAATGGCTAGTGCCTTTGAGAGAGTGGCTAGTGGTGAGCTAAAACGATTAATTATCAATATGCCACCTAGACATACCAAGTCGGAGTTCGCGTCTTATTTGTTTCCAGCATGGTTTTTAGGCAAATATCCAGAGAAAAAAATCATACAAACCGCACACACAGCAGAGTTAGCCGTTGGATTTGGACGTAAAGTAAGAAATCTAATCAATCAGGAGGACTTCCAAAATGTATTTTCTGGCATTTCTCTTTCCGCAGATTCAAAAGCGGCTGGAAGATGGAACACAAACAAGAACGGAGACTACTTTGCCATTGGTGTCGGTGGTGCTGTTACTGGTAAAGGTGCTGATGTTCTCATTATTGATGACCCCCATTCAGAACAAGAGGCGGCATTGGGGGCTTACAACCCAGAAGTCTACGACAAAGTCTACGAATGGTACACATCAGGGCCAAGACAGAGACTACAACCAGGTGGAGCCATCATCATAGTGATGACAAGATGGTCTACAAGAGACCTAACAGGACAAATTATCAAGTCTGCTACCCAAAGAGAGGGTGCAGATGAGTGGGAAGTCATAGAATTACCAGCAATTATGCCCTCTGGTGACCCATTATGGCCTGAATTTTGGCCTTTAGAGCAGTTAAACTCACTAAAAGCCGAACTTCCTATCTCAAAATGGTCTGCACAGTACCAACAAGACCCAACTTCGGAGGAAGGAGCGCTAATTAAGCGCGAATGGTGGCAAGAATGGGAAAAAGATAGCCCACCACCATGCGAAGCCATCATACAAAGCTGGGATACAGCCTTTTTAAAGACCCAAAGAGCCGATTATAGCGCCTGTACAACGTGGGGAGTGTTCTATTTTCCGAATGAGGATGGTGTAAACCAACCTAATTTGATATTATTAGATGCATATAAGGAAAAATTAGAGTTTCCTGAGCTAAAACGTGCCGCATATGACAAATATTGGGAATATGAGCCTGATCAGATGATTGTAGAAGCAAAAGCCGCTGGTTCTCCGCTTATTTTTGAGCTTAGAGCCATGGGAATACCAGTTACAGAGTTTACACCTTCGCGTGGACAGGATAAGATAGCTCGTGTTAACGCTGTAACAGACTTGTTTGCGTCTGGAGTAATCTGGTGTCCACCCACTAGGTGGGCAGAAGAAGTAGTTGAAGAGTGTGCCGCCTTCCCATCAGGGGAGCATGATGACTTGGTTGACTCAACGACACAGGCTCTACTAAGATTTAGACAGGGCGGTTGGATTAGAAGCGCTATGGATGATTGGGACGATGAAGAACCAATCTACAAAGGAAGAGTCGAATACTACTAACAGGCAGGATGTAATATGGCTATCGAAAAACCAATGTCACCAGCGAATACAAATGAAGAAGAATCTGTACAAGTAGAGGTTGTTAACCCAGATGCAGTTTCAATATCAACAGAGGACGAAACAACTGTAATTGATTTTACTGGAGAGATAGCAGAAGAGCTATTCATGCCAGAACATGATGCCAATCTGGTTGAGTTTATAGAAGATGGCGATTTACAAAACATGGCATCAGAGTTAGTGGATGACTTTCATTCAGACAGAGAGTCTAGAAAAGAATGGTCAAGAAGCTATGTTAAGGGTCTAGACCTTCTGGGGATGAAGATAGAAGAAAGAACACAGCCATGGTCTGGCGCATCTGGTGTGTTTCACCCTGTGTTGACAGAATCTGTTGTCCGTTTTCAGGCACAGGCAATGGGAGAGATATTCCCAGCATCTGGGCCAGTAAGAGTAAAAATAGTAGGAAAAAGAGACCAAGACAAACTCGAACAGGGACAACGTGTAGAAAACGAGATGAACTATCTCTTAACAGAAGAGATAACTGAATATCGTGAAGAAACAGAACAAATGCTGTTTCGTCTTCCATTGGCTGGTTCTTCCTTCAAGAAAGTATATTATGACCCAATTATGGAGCGACCATGTGCTATGTTCGTTCCAGCAGAAGATTTTGTAATATCCTATGGTGTATCTGATTTAATGACTGCGCCTCGTTACACGCACATAATGAAGAAAACACCTAACGAGATAATAGAACTACAGGTAAATGGCTTTTATGCAGATGTAGAACTTCCTACACCAGAGCCAGACATATCAGACATACAGGAAAAGTATGATGAGATAGATGGTGAAACAGCCGTCATAGAAGAAGATGACCGACACACTATACTGGAGATGCACGTTGATTTAGATTTACCTGAGCCATTTAATGACCCAGATGGTATCGCAAGACCCTATATCGTCACCATAGATAAATCGAGCTTAACTATCTTGTCTATCAGAAGAAACTGGTATGAAGAAGACCAGAAGAAACGCAAAAGACAACACTTTGTACATTACCGATATCTGCCAGGTTTAGGCTTTTATGGCACAGGTCTAATACATTTAATCGGTGGTTTAGCAAAAAGTGCAACCAGTATCTTAAGACAGCTTATCGATGCTGGTACATTATCAAATTTACCCGCTGGATTAAAAGCAAGAGGTCTTCGTATTAAAGGTGATGACTCTCCTCTAATGCCTGGTGAGTTTAGAGATGTAGATGTTCCTGGTGGTGCAATACGAGATTCTATCGCTTTCTTGCCATACAAAGAGCCATCTGCCGTGCTGTATCAGCTATTGGGTAATATTGTAGATGAAGGAAGAAGAATCGGTTCTGTTGCAGATATGCAAGTGGGTGATTTGAATCCACAAGCTCCTGTGGGTACGACACTGGCACTCATGGAAAGAAGCATGAAGGTGATGTCAGGTGTACAGGCAAGACTACATGCATCTTTAAAACGAGAGCTACGTTTGCTTGGTAAAATAATAAAAGATTACATGGGGTCAGAATACTCGTATGAGTTAGATGGAGACTTCGACAGAAAAAAAGATTTTGATGACAGAGTAGATATCATACCTGTATCAGACCCAAATGCGTCTACCATGTCGCAAAGAGTGGTGCAGTATCAGGCCGCTATGCAATTAGCACAACAAGCGCCTAATCTATACGATATGGGTAAATTACACAGACAGATGCTAGAAGTGTTGGGAATCAAAGATGCCGAACAAATAGTAAAACTACCAGAAGATGTAAAAGCATCAGACCCAGTAACAGAAAACATGGCTATATTAAAACAAGAGCCTGTAAAAGCATTTAAGTATCAAGACCATGAGGCACACATACAAGTACATATATCTGCCGCACAAGACCCTAAATTACAAGAAATAGTGGGTCAGTCTCCATTTGCTGGAGCCATACAATCTGCTATGTCGGCACATATAACAGAACACGTTGCTTTCCAATATCGCAAAGAAATCGAAAAGCAATTAGGCGTTTCTATGCCAGATGAAGAACAGCCATTACCAGAAGATATTGAACTAGAGATATCTAGACTAGCGGCTCAGGCATCAGAAAAACTTCTAAACAAGAACCAAGCAGAAGCGGCACAACAAAAAGCTATGCAACAACAACAAGACCCACTTACACAAATTCAACAGCGTGAGTTAGCTCTCAAGGAAAAAGAATTTGAACATAAGAAAAATCTTGATATTGCTAAGTTACAGACAGATACGCAAGCTAAGATGGGTAATATAGAAGTACAAAGAGAGCGCATAGAATCTGAGGAGAAGCGAGAGGGCGTGAAGATAGGCGTTCAGGTAGCTTCAGAACAAAATCAAAACTTACGAGAGGATATCACACAGGGCATAGAAATAGCCCGTGAGATAAATAGAGAAATAAACGATGCAACTAATAAAAGAGAAGATTAGAACTTATATGAATGATATTGCCGATCATATGGCTAG